AACACGCAGAGTTTTTGCAGGAATGTTTTATAGCTTTCCCTTTTGGTGGCAATGAATGGCTACGACAACTTGCAATAAAAGAAAGGAGAGAGTGATGCTTAAATGGGATGGGTTTGACAATGCAATCATAGGCACTGCTGAAAGACATGGTATGGAAACAGTTATTGCCTATGATTTAACCAAGATGGTTAAGATTTTAGTAGCTCGTGACGATATGAGTGTGGAAGAAGCACACGAATATCTACAATTTAATGTCATTGGAGCATATATAGGTGAGTATACACCCATTATTGTAAATAAAATGACAGCAGAAGAAGTCAAAGAATTGACACATGAATAGGTTGTGGTATTTATGCAACACATATGTGTCAGTAATTTGACTATTGCATTTTAAATTTGACACGAGTTATTAAAAAATTGTATAATCTTTTACATAAACATAAAGGAGATAATGTGAATGAGAAAAAGTGAAATGTATGAAAAAGAAATACAAGAACTAAATAAACAACTTTATAATTCTTACAAAAGAATTAAAGAACTTAATGACAAAAACAAGAAAGGAAAAAAATAATGCCAGAAAGATTAAACTATTATGATAATAAATACTTTAGTGAAAAAGAATTACAATGTCCTACTTCAAAGGATATAGTTTTAAATAGAGGTTTCTTAAATTGTTTAATAAATTTAAGAGAGAATATGGGTGAACCATTACAGATAACTTCTTGTTGTCGTTCAGCAGAACACAACGACTGGTTAAAAAGTCGTGGCTATCCTGCAAGCCCTAACTCATTCCATAAAATTGGTAATGATAAATGGTTTACAGATACTTGTGCAGTTGATATTGCCATACCTAATTCAGTCTTTAGAAAAGACTTAGTTAAGAGAGCAATAGATTTAGGTTGGAGTGTAGGTGTGGCAAGAACATTCATACACGTTGACAGAAGAATAGATTATACACCTTTACCTCAAGTTTTGTATGTCTACTAAAGTTGACAGAGCATTATGGTTTATATTACAAATCCTATTTGGATTTTTGATGGGTGTATTTGTATTTATAACTTTATATTTAATAGGAGATTATCTTAATGGGAATTGAAACAGTAATCATTGGGTTTATAATTAACTTGTACACCCTTGATAACATTGATTTTTTTCACCAACGTGCAAACAATAACAAGACTATGACTTGTGTGTGGGAATACGTTGGTAAGAAAAAACCTGACCCACATAACCCCAGTCTCACACTCTTGGGTAATGTGTATTATAAACAGAAGTGTGTAAGAAAGGAACTAGATAAATGATAAAAGAAATGTTTGCATTGTATTTAACTTTTGCTTCACCAGTTGGTGATGTAGAATTATTTGTTAGAGAATTACCTAACTGTGATAATGCCAGTATGATAGCTGAACAAGAATATGCAATAAGAAATATTGACAGAAGTAAATTAAGTCAATCAGGATATATGTGTATTGGTTGGGAACATCATATGTTAAGACAAAAGTTTTTAGAAGGTGTACCACTTGACCCTAAGTACATACCAGTTCAGGAAAGAAAATGTGTAGTACCAATGGAGATTAGATAATATGTTCACATATTTTTTGATAACAGTATGGTTTGAGTACGACAATAAGATACATCAAAAGGTTTTACCTAAGTTATATAATAACTGTGAGAAAACTGTAATGAAAATTTATGAAGAAACAAAACCACCTATTAAAATAAAAGCAGTTAAATGTGACACACCAAAAGAATTTGGTGATAAAAGAAAGGACAAAAGATATGGACACGCATACAAAAAAATACGATAATGTAAATAATCCCAAGCATTATAATAAACATGGGATTGAATGTATAGATGCGATACAAGCATCAATGAGTGACAAAGAGTTTCTTGGTTACTTAAAAGCTAATGTACTAAAGTACATGTGGAGATACGATTACAAAGGAAAACCTTTGGAAGATTTACAAAAAGCACAATGGTATCTTGACAAACTTATAAATATAATTCATAATTCAGAATTAAATAGAAAGCAATTAATTATGAATGGTTTTAAGGAAGGTGCTAATGACAGTATATAAAACACATGAAGAGATACCTACTTCAGTTGCTGACTTTATATTAACTGCAAGTGGTGAAACAAATATTAAACAAGTTCCATTGAAAGACATAAATGGTTTTGTTGAAATGATGGAAGGAGTTGATAGTGGAACTAAAAAAACTAACACTACAAGAACGTGAAGAAGTAGTTATGGCAATCCATAAAGTAATTATGGAACTTGTAACTAAGTATGACTCACCTGAAACTTTGTACCTAATGGCTAGAGCATTAACAATTACAGCTATAACCAAAGCTGAAAAAGATTACTATGGTTTTCTTACAATGCAGAATGCATTAAATGATACTGCTCAAGAACTTATAGCATTAGGTATGGGTGAAGAACCAACTGAAGGAGATGAAATCTTTGAGTTCATGTACGATAAAAATGATAATAACAAACTACACTAGGGGGTTAGATGTTAAAAATGGAAAGTAAATTTATTGGGCACGAGCAGTGTCCTAAATGTGGTAGTAAAGATAATCTTGCACGATACACTGATGGTGCACATTGCTTTACACCTGACTGTGGATACTTTGAGAAAGGAGAAGGAGTGGAAGTAACACCTATTACAAATAATGTAAACAGTTATTCTGATTTATATGTTGGTGATAAAACTGAGTTGAAGGATAGAAATATCTCTCAGGAAACTGCAAGTAAATATGGAGTAACAACATTATCTAATAATGGTATGGTAACAAAACATATCTATCCATTTTATAATACACAAGGTAAACATGTTGCCAATAAGATTAGAGCATTACCTAAAGTGTTTACGACACAAGGTAACTTTGCTGAGTCTGAATTGTTTGGGCAACATCTGTTTACAAGTGGACAGAAGTACATTACAATTACTGAGGGTGAGTGTGATGCTATGGCAGTCTTTCAAATGACTGGTAGTCGTTATGCAACTGTATCTATCAAGAATGGTGTGGCTTCAGCAGTAAGAGATTGTAAACAAAACTTTGAATACTTAAATAGTTTTGAAAACATTGTTATTTGTTTTGATAGTGATAGCATTGGTAGAGAAACTGCTAATAGAGTATCAGAAATATTTCCACCTAATAAATGTAAGATAGTTAATCTTGAATTAAAAGATGCTAATGAATATTTAAGAGCAGGTAAACGTGAACAGTTTACTCGCACATGGTGGGATGCTAAACCTTATACACCTGCAGGTATTGTAACATATGATGATATTGTTGATGACTTATGGGTTGAAGAAGAGGTGGACTCTGTACCCTATCCTTTTCAAGGTTTAAATAAAAAATTATATGGTATGCGTGTTGGTGAATTGGTTACACTCACATCAGGCACTGGTATGGGTAAGTCAAGTTTACTTCGTGAACTAGTATATCATATATGGAAAACTACTGAAGATAAGATTGGTCTTTTGTTTTTAGAAGAAGAAAAGAAAAGAACCTTCAGAGGTTTGGTAGGTATACATGCAAACAAAGAACTACATAAACCTGAAGAGTGGAAGAAACAAGAACCATCTGATTTAAAGAAATGGTCTGAAGAACTCAGAGGTGATAGACGTTTAGTTTTGTTTGACCACTTTGGTTCTATGGATGATGATGATGTTATCAATCGTATTCGTTATATGGCTAAAGGTTGTGATTGTAAGTGGGTATTCGTTGACCATCTAAGTTTAATTATATCAGGTAGAGATGATGGTAATGAAAGAAAAGCTATTGATATTCTTATGACTAAACTTCGTAGCTTATGTCACGAAGCTAAGATAGGTATGTTGTTAGCTTGTCACTTACGAAGACTTGATAATGATAAGGGACATGAAGAAGGTAAGCAAGTATCTTTATCACACTTGCGTGGTTCACATTCAATCGCACAGTTATCTGATGCAGTGATTGGTATGGAAAGAAACCAACAAGATGATGATGAGATTGCAAAGAATACTTCAACTATTCGTGTGCTTAAAAATAGATATGCAGGAACTACTGGGGTAGGTTCTTATTTACTTTATTCCACTGAGAATGGTAGAATGACTGAAATAGATAACCCTTTTAAGGAGAACGCAGATGAGTTTGACACCCAAGAGTAAAGACAGAAAGAAGTTTGATATTGATTTAGCTTATGGAAAAGTTAGAGAAGATATGATTAAAGAGATGCTTCAAGATAAAAAGATTGAAGTTAAATCTGAACGTGATGTCTGGAAAAGAACTGGCAACATAGCTATTGAATATGAATGTTATGGTAAACCTTCAGGTATCAATGCAACTGAAGCTGACTATTGGTTTCATAATTTATGTGTAGGTGAGGACATATATGCCACACTTATATTTAAAACTGAGAACCTAAAAAAGATACTG